CACCTGTTGTTGGAGGCGGTGGTTACGCGTGGAAAGCAACTCGTACAGAGGTCGTTAGGATTGCATCCGTCTCTCCCGGTGTTCCTACTTTGCAGTTTCATCTGCCAGGTAGTGACGCGAGATGGACGAATATTGCAGCTCTAGCGCTCCAAAGTACAAAGTTGTCTTCTGCATTTAATAGGCTTCTTCATTAAGCCTTAACCTTACCGACCCTGGAGGTCAAAATGACCATCACTGTAACTTCCCCGATAACGGGAGCTGCTCAGACGGGTTTTACGACCCCAACCTATACTCTAACTGCGGATGTGGCACCAGATAATAACGGCAAACAAAGTGCCGTTACTGCTCTTGGTGGCACCCAGACCGGTGTTATTACTCACTCGGTCGCCGCACCTTTCACTGTTACGGCAGTTCGTCCCAAGATCTTGAAAACTCTTGGGTTGCCTAATCCAGTGACGGGCGCAATCAAGAATATCCCGCGTAATGTGTACAAGGTTATCACGCGCAAAGGTGTTTTACCTTTGGCGGGGCAACCTTATTCTACACTGCTGGTGACTACTACGATCGAAGTTCCGGCTGGTTCGGACTTAGCTGATGCACCTAACGTGCGCGCAGCTTTGTCGGCCCATATCGGCGCTTTGTCGCAGCAGTCAGCTGGCATTGGCGACACTTCAGTTTCCGGCGTGATCTAGCCGGGATTTGGTCTTATGGACCCTTTAGTGTTGCTTTTGGCAGCTATCCTTGGTTTCTTTGGAGTACAGGCTGATGAGTACTTGCTCTCATGCTCTTTATCTCGCACTAACACAAGACCTGCAGAGGTACCTACCGAACAGCAAAGAGGCCTTCTTTCCGTCGAATCTGACGAAAGTAGACTTCCAGCCGAACGATAGTATAAAAGGCCGCGCGTCACATGCTCTTTTGAAGTCTTTGTTCAAGAAGTTGAACGATGACCTCTCTGAAGACTGCGACAAGCGTGCTCTCGATCTGTTCATTAGCATGAACGATAAATGTCGAGAGTTTTCCTTTGACCTCTGGGCGCTTCCTGAAGAGCTTATCCAAGTGTTTACGTGGGCTAAAACCTACATAGACCGTTGGACTAGCTCTGGTCCCGAGTCGTTTTTCAACCCTGATAAATGGTTGGAGTTTTGCGACTTTGGGCCGGGCGCTTCTGTTGCTGCTAGCGGCAGTTCATTCTACCACAAGGTAGGATGTTCCAAGCTAACGACAACAGATCCGGTACTTTACTCCATATATCTGGAGTACATCCGTGGTTCTAAGACCTGGGTCCAGGCTGAAAAATTACGCCGAGACCTTTTTGGTCGTCCACAGATAGTTAGTGGCAGTAAGCTCTGCTTTGTTCCTAAAACTACTGATATTAGTAGAACGATATGCACAGAACCTTCCCTGAACATGTTTGTTCAGAAAGGCCTGGGAGGGGCTCTAGAACGCTGCCTCAATAGGTCGTTATCTTTCGACCTTAGAGATCAGCAGTTCCGGAACCGCCGCCTAGCTCAGATTGGCTCTAAAACGGGTTCTTTGTCTACAATAGACTTGTCCTCCGCTTCTGATACAATCTCACAAGAGATCTGTAAGTACCTCTTTCCACCTCATATTTTGAGTTGGTTGGAGGCTGTAAGATCTCCTGTCACTACACTGCCGGATGGTAGAGTAGTAGAGTTGCATATGATCTCGTCTATGGGGAATGCTTTTACTTTCCCTTTACAGACTATGATCTTTTCTGCTATAGCCCTGGGCGTGTATCAGGTTTGCGGTATTGACTTCCGCAGGCCTGACGGCGCGTACGACGGGAACCTTGGCGTCTTTGGGGATGACATAGTTATTAAGACCGAAGCTTTTGGTCTAATGTGTCGCTCTTTAGAAGCCGCTGGTTTTATCGTCAACAGGGGAAAGTCCTTCTCAGTGGGACTTTTTCGTGAGTCGTGCGGTGCTGATTTTTTTAATGGCACAAATTTTAGGGGAGTGTATATTTACTCACTCTCCGAACAGCACGATGTGTACTCTGCAATTA